ACACAATGTAACAAGAGATTCATTTGGTGAAAGTGCAATAGGTTCAGAAGGAGTGAAGGTAGGAATATGACGCAGGAAGATATTATTGCTATATACAAAAAAGTATTTCCAACAGGATACGAACCAATTACCATAGACCGTATTACTATATTTGCAAGACTGATAGAGGAAAAAATAAAGAATGGCTGACCCATTTAAGATTATAGAACCAACGGTCATTAGTTTTAGTGGTGGTCGCACATCTGCATATTTACTATGGAGAGTATTACAATCTAATAATGGACTTCCAGATGATGCTAGGGCTGTATTTGCTAATACAGGAAAAGAAGATGAAGCAACATTAAAGTTTATTAAAGACTGTTCTGATAAATGGAATGTTCATATTGATTGGGTAGAATATATACCAGAAGAACCTAAATTTAAAGTTGTAGATTTTAATACTGCTAGTCGCAATGGAGAACCTTTTGAAGCAGTTATTCGTTATTATAATAAACTTCCTAATCCTGCTCAAAGATGGTGCACAGGGATATTAAAAATTAGAACTATTCATAAATTTGTTAAAAGTTTAGGATGGGAGCATCACGAAACAGATAATTCAGACTTTATTGGTATTCGTGCAGACGAAGAACGTAGAGCTATAAAACAACCACGAGAAAAAATACCCTTATATTCTTCTGGTGTTACCAAACAAGATATATTTAAGTTTTGGTCAGAACAAGATTTTGATTTAGAACTTCCTATTATTGATGGTGAAACTGTAGGAGGTAATTGTGATTTATGTTTCTTAAAAGCATTGCCTAAAGTTGTATCTCTAATTCAGCAAAAACCAGAAAGAGCTATTTGGTGGGCTAAAATGGAAAGTTTATTTGATGATAAAGAAGGTTATGTTAAAGGAACTGGGAATAAGTTTAGAAGGGAAAGACCAAGTTATGCAGAACTTATGAAATTTCAAGGTTCTCAAACTGAATTGTTTAATGATGAAACTATCCCTTGTTTTTGTGGAGATTAAATGATAACAATGGAACGCTTACTAGCAATCCTAGACGATTGGAAAGTATACATGAAGTCCACTAATACTAGACTTGGTTTTCCATCTAAAAGTCTTGGTATGTCCTCTGGGGGAGAATCTACAGAGGATGAATTTGAGCATATGGTAAATGCTATGGACAAATCCAATGTAAGAACTCTATCAGCTATTATTGATAGTCTTGAATATGGTCAACGTGAAGCTATATATGCTAAATATTTAGGAGGTAAACCTCCACTTGCGTATTCATGGCAATTAGACATGGCATACGATAATTTACTTACAATGGCAAGTCGTAGGATAAACGCATAATCAATAGACTTAATATAGTGACTTGTGGTATAATATAGCCTGTTAGGGCATACTATTGCCGAAAGAAACGTAATCCCTCCAAAACCCTGCCTATAACTCTCTCCATAGGTGGGGTTTTACTTTTATTATGACATTATCTGTATCAATCTGTGACTGCTGTGGTGAACCATTTGACCGCACAGAATATTCTCTTTGTAACGATTGCAGATACGACAAAACATACATTAAGTTAGACAAAGAACCCATACAGGACAAAGAAGATGGCACAATTCAACACACCAGTAAGTAAAGACAAAGCAGCAAGCATATTTGCTCTTATGTTACTTCATGAAGTTACTAACGGACATTTACTCCATTGGGCAACAAATTCATTTTCAGAACATTCAGCATTAGGTGACTTCTATTCTAATCTTGATGACAAAACAGATGATTTTGTAGAAGCATACATGGGTAAATACGGACAATTAAAGATTGAAGGTTACCCAGAAGTATATAGTTTGCCTAAATCAAATCCTGTAGCCCATTTAGAAGAATTATCAGATAATGTTAAAACTATCAGAGATAAATTACCACAAGATAGTGAGTTACAAAACTTAATAGATGAAATAGCAGACCTAATTGATTCAACTCTTTATAAACTACGTTTCTTAAAATAGGACAAATATGAAAAAACCAACAACAAAAACAGCTAAAATGGCTAAAGTAGGTAAAGTAATGAAAGAATACGGTGCAGGTAAATTGCATTCTGGTTCTAAAAAAGGTACTGTAGTTAAATCACAAAAACAAGCTGTAGCTATCGCATTGTCAGAAGCTGGCATGAGCAAGAAAAAGAAATAATGAAAAACGGATTATACGCAAACATTCACGCTAAACAAAAAAGGATAGTTGAAGGTTCTGGTGAGAAAATGCGTAAGGTAGGTAGCAAAGGTGCTCCAACTGCTAAAGCATTTAAACAATCAGCCAAGACAGCTAAAAAGAAATGAGTGGAGCTTGGCAAAAGAAAGAAGGCAAGAATCCTAAAGGCGGACTCAATGCCAAAGGTCGTGCATCTTATAATAAAGAAACAGGTGGTCATTTAAAAGCACCTGTAAAGTCTGGTGATAATCCTAGACGTGCATCATTCCTATCTCGTATGGGAAATATGAAGGGTGCAGAACATAAACCTAATGGCGACCCTACAAGACTATTACTGTCTTTAAATGCTTGGGGTGCATCATCTAAAGCAGATGCTAAATCTAAAGCAAAAGCTATTTCAGCAAGGAATAAAAAGAAATGAAATGCCCATTAGCCACACAAGATATTAAACTTAATCTTAAACATAGGGATTGGGCTTTTAAGAACGTAGGATATGGTCCAGTAAACCCAGACATAGAAGATAAAGTATTTTGGGCTAAACGTGCAGATGAATGGGCAACTACTCCAGAGATTGCTAAACAATCAAGATGTGGTAACTGTTCAGCATTTATACAAACTCCAGAGATGATGGATTGTATATTACAAGGTGTAGCAGGTGATGAACCTGTAAATGAATCATACGCACCAGAAGTTATTGCTAGTGCAGAACTAGGATACTGTGAGTTATTTGACTTTAAGTGTGCAGCAGATAGAACTTGCTCTGCATGGCTAGTAGGTGGTCCGATTAAAAAACCACTCACTACAGCACAAAAGAAAATGCTTATGATGGCTAAATTTGAAAACGGTAACAAAGAAAACGATACTAACGAATATACAAATGGAGAATAACAATGAGTAGCATAAGATTTGATGATAATGAAAATTTAGTAGACGCTTATGTACCAAGTACATCACAAGTATTTACAGTAGGCAATACAACAGCAGCATCAACAGCATTTGGTACAGGAACAACTTTAGTAAGAGTTTCTTGCTCACTTGGTCATTGCCATGTTTCATTTGGTGCAACACCAACAGCATCAATTACAACAAGCATGATGATTCCTACAAACTCTGTAGGTATATTTAAAGTTAATGCAGGTGATAAGATTGCATACATTAAAGATGCAACTGTAGCAGCTTCAACACTTTGCGTAACGGAACTAGCATAACATTCAATAACAAAGGTAATGACCCAGCAATGGAGTTACAAAAATGGCAGAACGATTAAGAAAACGACATCAAGACGAAGTAAGGACAAAGATACAGACAAGTCAGCTCGTAAATGTCTTGCAAAATCATGCACTTGGCATAGATGAGATTGAAATAACTCCTACTAGAATGAAAGCAATAGAGCTTTTACTCAAAAAGAGTTTACCAGACTTATCTTCTACAGAGATTACAGGCGATTCTGAACAACCTATAGCAATTAAAGTTGTTACAGGCATAGATGCTTGAAGAATTAGAAACGATTAATGAGGATGAGGAATTAGTATCTACTGGATACGAACCTCGTTCTCCACAGAAGTTGATTCACCACATGGTGAAGGACAACAGGTTCACAGTAGTGGTAGCTCATAGACGTATGGGCAAGACCGTATCAGCCATAAATCAGTTGATACATTCATCACTACTGTGTGATAAACCTAACCCACGATTTTGTTACATTGCAGCAACCTACTCTCAAGCAAAGCGTATTGCATGGGACTACTTATTGCAATATACAAGACCACTAGGTGCTACTGCTAATATCGCAGAACTACGAGTAGACTTTATGGGTAGACGTATATCTTTATACGGAGCTGATAACCCAGACTCATTGCGTGGCATTTACATGGATGGTTGTGTGATTGATGAGG